TTTAAACTTCTGTTTTAATGCAATTTTCTGTTTAGGTGTTTGGTCATACCTTTAAAAATGACGCTAATATTGTACAGGCCCATCTCGCTTACTTTTCAAAAGTACGACTTGCGCTAGTTGATAAGTGTTAACCCTTAGGTTATTTTGCTTGGGAATTTTTTGTTCTGTTGATGGCTATTTAAGTAGTAACTCCAGAACTAGAGCTCCCGAGTGATTTGACTGGTATGGTTAACCTTATTATTCCTTTCTTAACGAAGACTGAGAATTAAAAAGATTCGCTTCTGTGTTTTTGGATTTTTATTACGGGTTACTTTTGGGCTATCTCTGAAGAAGACTATGAGTCATGTGCTCTATGGGAATTTTCAGGGCCAATAGTTTATTATGAACACCATGATTACTCTTAGACTGATCCATCTTTGACTGAAAATGATACTCCTACTACTATGTTTTTTGAAACACAGTATCAGATTCAGGAACATGTTAAGACTCATTTCTGGTTGACTGCTGGTGAATGTCACGATTATTGTCTCTAGAGACAACATTCAGATTTCGAGGCTCTACTGTAACGACCGTTTTTGCACTAAGATTTGTATGGCACTCAATCTAGATTGTGGCGTGAATAAATTTCAGTTTTCTTATATCTTACACTTTCAAAGAGTAATGGACATGAGCTTCTTGAAGATTATACTGGCTATGACCCTGATCTTTACGATGAAGATGATTTGATTTGGGGAGGATAATTGACACAAGAGTAATCTTTAAGTAAATCGTAATTCTTTCACTTGTGTAAAAACTTAGAGCGACATGATGAGCTCCAACAGGTTTTGCGTTGGGATTCGTATTACACTTAGGTGTAATTACGGCTTCCTTATGGAGTACCTATCTATGTTGGAATGCAACAAGCAGCTGTAACGAAAATCTCGATCGTTACTTTATCTGGTTAGTAATTTTATAACGTACCTGATCTTGGTTAAGATCTGTGTGCTTACACTACTTACTGTTTACTGTCTGAACCTGATCAATTTGTTGATCCTTTGACTTATAAACAGATCTAAGATTTTCCAGATATAACAAGTGCCACAGGCAAAGCATACAAAGCTCTTATGCTATCTTACAACGCCAATGCCAATGGTGCTGTTGATCTTGCTTCTTTCGAAAAAATGTGCACCAGTTTTGGATAAACGGTGTCGGCTGACGTATAAATACCTGCTGATGTAATGGTCTTGTTTACAGGACAACTGCATCATTCGTATATATAAGTCACTGCTTTATTAGATTAATCACTACCAGCTAATGCGATAGTGACAGATCTCGGTTCATAATGGTTCTCTGTCATCTAAAAAGTGATGTAAAACTATCGTTGTACGGAGGTTTTTTGGGTCGACTTCTTGAAGTCGGTCAGAGTTCATCCTTTAGAAGGATAATAGTGGAATGTGATGTAAGAGTCTCATTTGAGCTTTCTTTATGAAGTAAATGCTAAGCGGTTTCCAGCTACTTGGCATTTTTCCGATTGGGATACAGTTCAAAAGAAACTTAAATAACATGATCCCCTAAAAATTGTTCAAAGTGTATAGAAGAGTTGTGATATTGATATTTCAACTGCTAATGTACCCGTAAACATTACTTTTGAACTGCTCGATTAATTTATTGATCGGGTGATTCTTGGTAAGTGTTTTGTTTAATAGGAAAAGAAAGTCTAGGAATAAGTAATTTAATCGTAATAGATTGATATCTTAGATCCAGTAGACCTTAAGATCTAAACAGCTACTTAGTTTACTGCTCCTTTGTTTGTACCGAAATACAAACTTGGAGCTACAGCTGAGTAACTTTATTAAGAACTTAATGGTTAATTGGAGTATGGACATCCTTTCTTAAGAAATTTGAACGATTTGTTTTATGTCTAAGCATTACAGACATTCAATTTGCCTTTGTTTTAAAGCCAGTATATAGTAGATATCGGCTCAAAAATTACGAAGACTCTTGAGTATGTGTGCGCTGGCAGGCTTATAGCCTGTCGTGCGCCTATAACTGCTTATGACGTAGAATTCTTGGCCAGACCCAAAAATGTTACTGCATTTTCTACCTGTATCAAACATTAGAAAGAACCGCTTTCTGCAAAGAAGCCGGCTTCTGAAATTGGTGACAACTTGATTTTTGCACATGATTGTATTTATTACAAAGATGTACGAGAATCTATAGCTGCCAGTAAATTCCAATTGTGTTTGGGTACAGCACTTACTTTCCCCCATTGTGATGGAGAGTATCAATTCCCTGATGAAGAGGGTTATGCAAGCGTACAGAATGGTATGCTGCATATGCGGACGTATGAGAAGTCCCAAGGTTTGCGTTATCCGAGTAAATATTCTTATGATCATCCTAACTTCACTATTGATCCTTAAAAACCTACTGTCATAGATGGTTTGTTGATTTCACCGATTGATTCCTATGAAGTCGTTTAAG